AAGAACGACCTGAAGACGTACCTTCGCCTGTGCAACGATGCGGGAGTAAAGCCCCGGTTCTCTGAGTACGTAACCTTCGATGCGAAGGGCCGTGCCATCGATGCAGAGCCCGGGTATATGAAGATGATCGTGGACGAGCCCCGCATGGAAGTCAGGCAGGGCCCCGTCAAGCCGCTGTTTAACTGGGCAGAGGCCACCCGGGCCATCAAGAATTGGCAGGCCGCAGGTGGATACACCCAGAGGATGAAGCCGAACAGGGCCGTTGTCAACGCTGTCCTCAAGCAGACTGGCCCGAAGGGTAAGGGGGAGTTCGAGTTCGAGCGTCCCAAAGAAGAGAGTCCTGCCGGCGGGACTAATGAAGTCGGGGCCGGCCTGACACCATCTAAGGCAGGAATCAAGAAGGTCGATGAGAAGCTCCGAGAGCTCGCAGGCGAAGAGATCCCGAGAGAGGGGACACACCCCGCCATTAGGCTCAAGGACGGTAGGATCCTCGTAGACAAGGGTGGCATGTACCCCACCCACGTGGCATACGCCATGGCTAAGGGGATCAAGCCTTCCGAGGTAGAGTCTGGCGGTTGGGTCAAGGACGGTGTTTACGAGGGATCGAATAGGTCCGACATTACACGGTGGTCTGAACAGCAGGCCGCAGTCGAGTCCGTAGAGAAGAAGAGGGCCGAGAGGCTCGCATCCGAGGGGGTTCAGCCGAGTCGGGGGATTGCCGACCTCCCCGCAGACGAGGTCATGCGACTGCTCCGTGACAAGACGCTCGGAACAAGCAAGGAGTTCGATCGGACCACGGGCAAGCCCACCGAGGTGTTCGCCGGGGCGGGGCCCACGAGCGAGGACGTTCTGAAGGCAGACAAGTTCCTTCGTGACCGTGCGGCCAAGGAGGCCGAGCCGGTCGTGGCGAAGCCGGCCCCGGGCATCGACATCGGCACTAAGGGTAAGGACAAGGTCATCGGGTACGGAACCACGAACCATAACGAGCTGAAGGCGTCTGGCGTTGAGTACCTTGGCGAGATGGGCCCCGGCCAGAAGACCCTCGATGCGTACGACAAGAGCGTTGGGGCCATCAAGGAATACGAGAGCAAGCCTGCGGGGGATAGGGAAGTGCCTGATCCCGCAATGCTTACGGACAGGCCAGACCTGACTCAGCGTCCCTCCCACCTAGCCGAGATCCTGCCGGTGCGTAGGATCCTTGACGAGGTCGTAAAGCTCGGCGACACCCATCAGGGTGAAGTCGAAACCGGCCAGAGGTTCTTCGAGAGGGCCGGCGGCGGCTTGAGCAACGTGCTCAAGGACGTGTTCTTCGAGCCAATTCAGCGTGGCGGCTCAGAGATAAACCGAACTGTCGGCGACTTGGCTGTCGAGCTCAAGGAGAAGATGGCCGAGGAAGGAATCAAGAACACCCGAACGAACACGGAGAAGATCGGTGCGTTCATGACTGCCCGTCAGAAGGGCGGCACCCGTGTCCTTGAGCTGTCGAAGTACAAGCACACCGTGGACGCCGAGGGTAAGGCCGTCATCGATCTCACACCTCAAGAGAAGCGTGTCGTGGACTGGATGGACCAGAGGCTTCTCCAAGCGTACCACGAGATCAATAAGGCCCGGGTGGCTTCTGGTCAGCAGGAGATCCCTTGGGCCGAGGACTACTTCACGTTCTGGCATATCGCCGATGTCATCAACCGTCAGGGCATGAGCCTGATCTCGATGCCCATTAAGGAAGTCGAGGCCCAGATCAAGAGGGTCAACGAGCTCTTCGAGAACGAGCTGTCGCAACGGCAGGCGGCGGCTCGGAGCAAGGCTCGCATGGCGAAGTTCATGTTCACCAAGAGGACTGGGCTACTCGGCCCCATCGACCTCGATGCCTTCGGTGTCTTCAATCGGTACATGCACTCTGCGTACGAGCAGATCTACTTGGCCGAGGCACAGTCCGTCATGAGGAAGCTCGTGGACGGGCGGTGGAAGATTGACGGCAAGGAGTGGACGATGGAAACGGGCTTTGAGGGGAAGCCCGAAACAGCCCAGAAACAGCTCAAGACCTCTCTCAGTAACTACATGGGCTTCCTTGCGTCTGGCTATCAGGGCGACATGAACGCCGTCCTGTACGATGTCATGAGCAAGCTCAGCCGCAACGCCGCTGTGTCGAAGATCGGGCTGAACACCAAGTCGGTCCTGAACCAGTTGACCTCGAACGCCCACTCCATGATTCAGCTCGGGCCCCGTGTCTGGACTGAGGGCTTGGGCGACTACATTGCGGCAAAGATCGAGGGAGGAGAGAGAGCCCAAGAGGGTAAGCGAGTCGGCAACCTTGCGAACAGGAACCGGGAGATCGCACTCGAAGAGTTCCTCAAGAAGCGTCCGAGGACGCTCTTCGGTCGTGGGTACCAGAGAGTCGGCGAGCTGTCGATGAAGCCCCTCCAGTACTTCGACATGGTGACTGCGGAGATCACGTGGCGTGGTGCGTACAAGTCGGCCTACCGAGGCGACTTGGTAGACAAGGGCATCTCCCGGGGCAACGTGCAGGCGGCGGCTGACTACGCAAACGGTGAAGTCACTCGCACACAGGGGTCCACCCAGAAGTGGGATCTCACCCCGCTCCAGAGAAGGCGGTGGGGGCGTGTCGTTTCCACCCTCCAGAACTTTGTCATCAACGAGTATGGCTTTGTCACTCGTGATGTTTTCGGCATCAGGAATGCTCAGCGGAGTCCCGAGAACATCAAGAAGGTGGTCGGGCTCATGCTCGCAACCTTCGTGGTTGATTGGATTTACGAGCAGATGGGCATGACCGGACCAATGAACATGCTCGGCAACGTCTACTCGCTCGGCAAGGCCGGCGTCCAAGCCTCGAAGCAGAAGGACGCTGACGTAGGGTCCGTGGCTCTCGCTGTCGGGAAGACAGCCCTGAACCAAGTCCCCATCGTTGGTCGTGGATTCGGGTCCGTGTACGGGGGCCAGAGCGGCCCGGGGCAGGGAGGGTACGGATCTATCCTCGGGCCTGCCGCAGACACCCTGTTCAAGGCTCCCGATGTCTTCCTCGGCAAGAACAGGAAGGCGTCCAAGATGGTCGAGGAGGCCGGCGGTCTGTTTGGCATCCCCGGTGCCATGCCGTTCAAGAGGGCCATCGAGGCGAGTGAGAAGGGCGGCAGTGCGGCCCAGATGCTCGGTGCGTTCACGCTCGGACAGAAGGTGCCAGAGAAGAAGAAGGGGGCCGAGGTCAAGGCCATCGGCAGGTCCAAGTCCGAGCCTGCCAAGGAAGTCAAGCCCATCGGGAAGAAGACCACGGGGCAGAAAGAAGTCAAGAGGATAGGTAAATGATTACTCAAACCAGACTAAAGGCCGGTGCGGGACTCGCAGTCATGGGGTTCGTCCTCGCTGTCCTGAAGCATTTCATGACGGGGATCCCCACGGTCGAGGCGTTCCTCTTCCTTGGCGGTCTGTACGGTACCTACGTCACCGGAAAGACTAGCAACAACAACAAGGAGATCCTCAATGCCGCTGAGCCCAAGTAAGATCCCGTGGCTCGTAGCACTGGCGTTTGCCTGCATCGCAGGGGTGATGACGTACCGAGCCTGCGGTCAAATGCCCGAGAAGCTACGCCTCGCCGAGGCCAAATATCAGACGTACCGCTCACTGACGCAAGCTCAGCATGCTCAATCAGATGCGGAGATTTTAAGGTTAACACAGGTTAACCTAGCGATCGCCACCGAGAACGCCGAACTGAAGAAGACGGTGGCCTCCGATAAGACAACCATAAGTCAACAGGCCGCTCGCATTGCGGAGCTCCAAGCGACCGAGCCTGCGACTACTCCCGAGATCGAGGCGATGCCTATCGTCATCAACCTTCGGGCTCAGGTCAAGGAGCTAACCGTGGGCTTCACCCTTGCCCAACAGACGATCGCTCGCCAAGACAAGATCATCCTAAATCTTGAGCTAACAATCAAGAACATGGAAGGGATCATAACGGAGTGGCAGGCCAAATTCAACAGGGAGAACTCCCTGCGGATCGCCGCTGAAAGCCTTAATCTGGGCTACAAGAAACAGATCTCCAGTATGCGGCTCACTTCGACCATCGAGAAGGTGGTCATCGGGGGGTTGGCAGTGGGCGTAGTGTACGGACTTGTGAGGAAATAATGGCATTCCCACTGTGGGCCGAAGTAGGATTGGGGGTCATGGGATTGGTGACCGCCATGATTGTATCGATCCAAAAAATCAAAGAGGCAAGGGCTCGGAAGATCAACAAGATCGCCCCTAACCCCAAGCGGTGCATCGAGGAGGCCGAGCGTATCACGAAGCTCGAAGCTAAGAACGAGGTCTGGCTTGCGAGATTCGATGCAGTAGACAGGGGAATCGAAGACCTGAAGACAGGCCAGAAGACCCTTCTGGACCTCCACCTGAAACCTTAATGGAACCTACCAAGGACGAACGGGCACAAGCCCTCTCCGAATGGAGAGCGGCTCATTGGGACGAGCTCGAAAACTGCCTGAAGACGGCGATCGCCATTCGGGACACTGCGAGCGAGCCCCGGGACCGCAACGAGGCCAACAAGACAATCCTCCGCATGCTCGGGGCGTTGTCCACTCGGCCTTCGGACTCAGCCTCGCCCAGTGAACCGACCAAGGGATCTGGTCATACGACCAAAGAATCTGGTATGACGCAGGCTGAGATCGAGGACATCGAGTCACTGATCAAAGCCTAATGCTGACCCAGAGAGCTCTGCGTGAAGCCTGCCTGAGGGACTTCTTTACCTTCGTACGGGCCGTCAACCCGCCACCCAAGAACGCCGCCCCCATCAGCCGCATCATCCACCGCCGGCTGTGCGAGGCGTATCAGCAGTGCGAGGACAATCGCATTGCCATCACCATGCCACGTGACTGGCTGAAGTCTACCATCTTCACGTGTTGGGGTCCGATCTGGAGGTACCTCAGGGACAATGAGGAGAGGATCCTGATCGCATGCGAGAACGTCAACCTCGCAGGCCGGTTCTTGAAGAAGATCGAGCGTCAGATCCTGATGAATAAGAACCTCAGGAAGATCTTCCCAGAACTACAGGCGGTTGACAAGGCGTACACCAAGAGCCCCGAGAACCAGTGGTCTGCGTCCGAGTGCCTTCTCCCACGTCAGGGGAACTACACGGAGCCCACCTTCACTGCGATCGGAGTCGGCGGTGCGGCCCAGAGCGGCCATTATACGACCATCCAAATTGATGACTTGGTTGGAAAAAAGGCCGCTGAATCTGCCCTCGTCCTTGAGTCCACGTGGAGGTGGATCGACAACGTGAACGAGCTCTTGGTTCAGCCGTTCCGTGAGATGCCCAACCCATCGAAGATCATCATCATCGGGACGTTCTGGTTCCCGGGTGACTTCCTCTGCTACGTGCAGGAGAAGTACAAGGACTACCACTACTACATCACCCCATGCCGCCGGCAGATGACCGATGTAGATGACGGACCTAAGATCACGTGGGTCCAGAACCCGAACGTGGAGCCCGATGAGTCGAACTGGCCCGAGCAGTTCCCTACTGCGTACTACATCGAGATGCTTCAGAACCCCGAGAAGGAGCTCATCTACTGGGCTCAGCACATGAACATGCCTCGGAAGTCTGGGGCCTTCGTGAAGTTCGATGTGAAGTGGCTCCGGTACTATCACATCGAGCGGGACAAGGGGACCGACTACATCGTCTTCGAGAAGGAAGACGGCACCGAGCTCGACCGAATCCCCGAGCGGAGCGTCCTGTGGCGTGGGATCTTTGACCCGGGTGGCTTCAGCCCCGAGAAGATCAAGCTGACCAAGGGGTCCAGTCGCAACGCCGCACTCATCGGTGGACAGCAAGTGGGGTCCGAGCGGAAGATCGTGCGTGGCGTGTGGGTGGAGCGGTTCCGTGAGCCTGACCGCATGCTCAAGGCCCTGTTTAAGATGCACCAAGAGATCCGTCCCATCATGTGGCGGCAGGAGATCTATGGTCAGCAGAGGTACATCCTCGAAGACGTGAAGAAGTACAGTCGGACTGAGGGCATCCCGATCACGATCGTGGAGCTCGAATCCGACATGACGAAGGACCAGAAGGATCTGGCGATCCAAGCCCTGATCAACCCCATGGCGAACGGGGAGATCTGGATTCAGCGGAACATGTTCCCGCTCATCGCCGAGGTCCAGACCTACCCGAACGGGGTCACCAAAGACCTCCTCGACTGCCTCGCTCAGCTCATGAAGCACTACTGGAAGCGTGGGATCCGAGAGGACTACTCGCACCTCAACCGCAGGAACACCACCGGGACATCCGACTCGGGCCCTGCGGCCAACTCCATGGGCTACTAAAAGAAAGGGCCCCACGGGGGGAGGCTTGCCCCGTGAGGCCCTGCGAACTAGATATATGGGCGAGGAGGGTTATCTAAGCGTCATCGTCTTCATCGTCCTCATCGATCCCGTACTTGTCCTTGCACCGGAGGCACTCTTCGAGCCCCTTGATGCGGTGACGGAGCTTCAGGTCTTCCGTGTTGGACCACCACCCGTGTCTGTACTCGCACTTCCCGCCGAGGTCGTGGCCTTCCTTGAAGTCCGTGAAGTACTCGACACCATAGGGAAGGGCCGCATCGAGGTCCACGGCCCTGACCATGCCCAAGGCATAGCGGTAGGGGCCCCGGCGGGGGCCCAAGGTGGGGTCCGACTGGGACACGTTGATCACGATGTCGCCTACCCTGAATACCGGGAGGGCCGGAGGGGGAGGGGGGATGACCTTCGTGATGGGTTTGGGGATCAGCATGCCCTCGTAGAGCAGGCCGAGGTTCCCCTTGTGGATGTTCCAACAGTGTCCGTCCAGACCGAAGGAATCTAACCCCGTGTGGCCTCCGACTGGATCGAAGAACTGGACCGTGGCGACCTCACCGGCCACGTACCGGACGAAGCCGACCTTGCCCTTGACCTCTTCGTTCCCGTCATACGCCGTGAGGCACCGAACGACCTGACCGAGTTTTAATTCTGTCATTCTCGGGCCCTCCTTTGGCCCATTGTCAATATAGTACCACAGAATTGTGGCCTTGTCAATACCCTACAGCCCGTGTCGTTTGATCAGCTTATCGACTTCTGCCTCCTCATCAGTGGCCTCTGCCACAGCCGCCTGCTTCTGGTAGATCTCGGTGGGAGTCCCGAACTTCAGGCCGGCGATCTCCATGATGGCCTGCGACACCTCTTCGGCGATGGCCTTGTGCACCTCGATCAGATCGTAGATGAACATGGCCGCACCGGTCTTCTTGTTGGGGATGACCCGGGGGTGCCAGTGGATGGTGCCATCGGCCTGCTCCGTGAACAGGGCGAGGGCTATCCCCGGCCCCTTCTGGAACACGTACACCCCGTACTTCCCCTTCTCAGTGGGGTAGTAGACCCGCTTTCCATCGGGGTACTTGTTAAGAAACGTAACACACGCCGGTAAGCCTTTCTTACCCTTGGCGATCGACCTTCTGGTCTTCACTGGATGACCTCTACTTTCACGGGCACCACGCCCTTCCAGATTGCCTTCAGCCTTCGGGCCACGGCCCGGGAGAGATCCCAGTCCCTCCCCTCGATGTACGGCCCACGGTCGTTGACGATGGCGATGCACGAGAGTCCGTTCCGCAAGTTGGTGATGCGAACGAACGTGCCGAGCTTCATCGTCTTGTGGGCCACGCTGTACCCGCCCATGTCATAGACTGTCCCATCAGCGGTCTTCCGTCCGTGGAACGGGACTCCGTACCACGAGGCCCATCCGTACATTACGAACGGATCTAGCCACTCCTTCGCCGGTGGCAGTGGAGTCGGGACGAGCACCGTTACGGGCCGGCGATCAACCGTGGCGAAGGCCACGATAGACAGGAGCAAGAGGGCCACGAAGGCCCACTTGCCGTCTACGATCTGGGCTTGTACAGGATGCACTTGTTGCATAGCCCCTCACGCTTTCCTGTCATCTTTCCCGAGTACCCTGTCGCTCCACACACGAAAACCATGTCTGGCATGTCCTCTGGCCTCGGGGCTTGGTTCACCCATTGACCGAAGATACATGGCTTTCTGGCTGTCGGTGGCAGTATAGCCAAGCTCTTGTTTCCATCCACGTTCCACCTCCTCGATCATCTCTCTGAAGGGACAGGATTCACAGATTTTCCCGCCCCTCTTACGCACCGACCGGCAGTTCTTGTACCACCGGCTGTTCCGCTCCACGGCGAGGCCCATCTGGTGCCACGCCTCTGCCTCGATGCGGATGCGGAGCTTCATCACCGCCCCACGTAGGCCGTTGGCGGGTGGATGACGCAGAGCTCATCCCATACCCTATCCCGAACGGCGGGGTGGTTCTGGAGCTCGGCCCACAGCTTGGCCTGCTCCTTGGTCCTGAATCGAGCCACCCACTTCTCCGCACCACAGCAGTTGCAGTGCTCGGCCACGGCGAACTCGCCGCCTTCGAGCTTGCTCGCCGGATCGACCACGGTATAGGTCATGTCGATCATGATGTTTTCACCCCGTCCTTGTCGGTCTTGATGCCGAGGCTCTCGAAGAGCTCCTTCTGCTCCCGGTCGAACTTCTGGGCGTTGTGCTTCCACGAGCGGCCTCGGATGTCAGCCGGTGGATCCTGCGGGATTATTGTGTCGGGTTTCCGATGGAAAGGATCTTCCAACCCACGTGGTCTACCCAGATCCACACCTGTTTTGTAACTCCGGTCGGTACCCTGAACGCCGCTATCGCCTCCCGTACCGGCTTCGGGCAACGATTTGACTTCACCTGTACCAACATCACTCCGAACATCGGATGCAGTGCCATCACATCGAACAGGCCGAAGAAGTCCAGTCGATTGAACTTCGTCCTGCGGGGCCGCTCCGTCAGCCACCCCTGCGACCGGAGCTCCATCTCGCACTTCCGTTCGTTCCGGTTCCCCTTCTGTACTGAATTCATCGGGCCCTCCTGACATCACCTGATACTCGTAGTTGAATTCTCTCTGCGTGGCGTAGTAGATCGCCCCGCTCGACACGTCCTCCAAGATCCAGTCCCCATCGGACATGATCTGCCACCCGTTCCTCGTCTGGAGGTGGGGCAGGATGATGCCCATGGGGGTGGAGGCTTGGTGGATACCGTAGGGCCACGGCTTCCTCGAAGCGAAGAACTGGGTGGCCCTGTAGACCGCCGGCTTACGCATGACTAATAACATGTTAGTACCCCGCCCTGCGAGCGATCTCTTCGAGCCCCCGGCACATGCCCTCGAAGACCTCTGCGATGTCGCCGTACAGGATGTTCTTGCCCTCGGTCAGGTCGAGGTGCTCCTCTGTTTCGATGACGTAGATCTCCGACTCGGGGAACAGGTTGTCCCCACGCTCGCCGGCCTTCTTGAAGGCCACCGCATCGATCGCCACGTCTAGGTTGTAGTGCTGTGACAGCACCATGATCGAGCCGGGGTAAGACTTGACAACGTAGTAGTTCATGACTTCTCCTTTTCAAGGCTCTCTCGGAGCCAGTAGTTTAGATATGCGGCGGCTCGGACACAGACCTCGGGCCGGTCCTTAGCCATCGCTATTAGAGTATTGCACCTTGGGTGCAGTAGACCACGAACAGCACCGGTGGAGTGGCAATGGTCAAGGACCGCTTCTTGAGGGGACATATCCTCGCCGCACAGGGCACACCTGCCGCACTGCGATGCCATCGTGGCAGAGAAGAACCCAAGAGGAACTCCGTACTCCCTGCGGAGGTACTGGTCCTTGACCCTGTCTGGGTGCCTTTTTTGGTACAGGCGTTGGCGACGAGCCCTGTCGCCGGGGTGGGCGGCGGCGTACACCTTGGCTTCGGCGAGGATCTTGTCCCGGTTCTTAGAGTAGTGGGCCTTCCTGTACGCCCTCAGTTTCTCGGCGTTCTTAATGCGGTAGGTTTTCATATACACCTTGGCGTACGCCCTTCGCTTCTCCTTACTGCTTGGCACTTTTCTGCTCCTCCAGTGAGTTGCGTAGCCACGCTATGTAGGTTTCGGCTTTGTGCAGGCAGGCCACCGGCGTTCCCTTGTACATGAACCGCATCATGTACTTGATGGCGTTGCCCCACAGGAATCCTTGGTAGGGGGTCAGGCCCTTGGGCATCATGCCCTCGATGACATCGATGACCTCCCACTTGCCGGCCATGTAGTGATCGACAGGCCGGCGTCCGGTCAGGGCCACTTCGAGCTTCTTCATCTGGTCGGCACCTCCGGTGCCACCAAAACAGACCTCCGGTGAGCTCGAAAAAATCGGAGAGGTTTTTTTAGGCATATGGGCCCTCGTGTCGCTCATTTCTTGACCTCCATCGTTCGGGCTTGATCGGTGCGGCGGCTGACATCTTCGACCAACTCCGAGTAGCGGCGTTCCCATTCGACGCCCTTTGAAATAGCGGCCCGGATAGCGGAGTAGTCGGAGAGGATGGCGAGGAGGTCGGACACGTCATCCCCCCATGTCGCCCTGCCGGGTTTCCACCCTTCGTTGTTCAGCGTCAAAAGGAATACCCGCAACTCCTCGACCCTTTCGGCTGATAGCGGGGCGGTCATGACTTGTGCCCGTTCAGGCTCCCGGGCCGGTGGTACGGGGCCTTGTCGTGGAGCTTGTCGTACGCCACCTGCCGAGCCGTCAGGTTCCCCTCTTCGAGCGAGGGGCCCCGGTGCCGGGGCTTGGCGTACGCCCCGCAGGGGTTCTGATCACGATCGACAACGACCTTGATGCCCTTGCTGAGTGCCTTGCACGGTCCACCCATCACAGCACCTCCTTGATCTTGGCGTTGAGAGATTCCTTGAACATACGTGCGGTCCTCTGGCCGATGGCCTTACGGGCCTCTCGGGAGTCCTTGATTTCTTCGCCGGCCTCACGGATGACGTCCTCGATCATGTGGTCGATGACCCATCCGGTCTGCTCGATACCCACGTCCTTGGTGCCGAGGACTCCGTCAGCGTGGATCCCATCGATGACGTGCTGAAGACGCATG